CTAGTGGTGGATGTCACAGGAGCCTTCATAGGGAACTCAAACACTAGGGCATCTGGGTTGTATGGGTCGTCTATCACCGGCACATGCGCTGCCAGTAGGGCGGCGTTGAGAGGGTCTTTACGGTCCTGTCTGACCCTCCGTATGTAGTGCATCGCATAGGAGGGGTGCATACCTGAGCCGTGGACCCCAGTTAGCTGGCTTACCGTCCCTGAAGGCTTGACACAGGTGACAGCCACAGACCGCTCTATGCCCAGCTTCTTAGCCCACTCCTTGTTAGTCTCTACTGCAATGTCCCTTAGTTGTTGCAATTGAGAATCATTCGCATTTAGAATCTTGGGCGCATCGTATATCCCGGTCAAACTAACGCCTAGGAGCCTCTCTTCCTCTGAGTTCTTCTTCCAAATAGGCCGAACATACCTGAAATCAGTCAAAGTAGACTGGAAAGTCCCCAGAATAGTAGCTAATCGGATACTCTCAGCCACGGATTTAAGGTTCTCGTCCATAGCTAGGACGCACTCTGTGAGGTTGCACAAACCGGACGAACGAAGTATCACCTCGCTGCAAGGGTTGCAGCCGAAGTCATAGGATGAGTCACGCCTTTCAGGGGCCATCTCCTGCGCTGCTTTGCGGTTGAAGATGCCTCGCTCTCCACTCTTTGATTCGTAGAGAGCCATCCACTCTCTCATAAAAATGCCGATGTCGGGCCTTTCGGTGTAACACACAGAGTTGTTGGACAAAGCCCTCTGCCCGTCCTCTACCCACCATTGGCCCATCTTAGCCCGTTGCATGCGCTCGTCGGTGAGGTTGCTCAAACTTAACTCAGCAGCCCTTCTGACACCGCCGACCACCACGGCCTCTCCGTTGTAACAGAGTAGGTCATGGCATTCTATACTGCTCAGCTTTCTTCCAACGGCATTTCGGAATACTCTAATATACTGATTGAACAGTCTTTCTAGGGGATCAGGCCCAGACGCACGACCCCCGAAAACCTTGAGCCTAGCCCCAGCCTTGCGAATCCTGCTGTAGTCCACCTTAGGGACCATTCCTTGGTAGAGCAGGCTAACCAATTCCCTGAGGGCTGTAGCCCACCCTATCTTACTATCCCTGACAACAATCGTTGTGTCAGAGTCGTAGAAAGCCTCTGCTACCTCTGGCAGCTTGTTGATGTACTGCCTTTCCACAGAGAACCCTACCCCAGTACCGCACAAGAGGACGTATAGGTTCTCATCAAATACCCGTACATGGTCTACAGCCATGTAGCTACAGTTGTAGCCTGCCATGTTGTCCCGCTCTAGCGCTCTCCCTGCAACCATGAGCGCCCTCATTGAGGGAACTACCCGCATGTTGAGCATTGCAGGTCTGATCTCCATAGGAAACCTATGCTGTGCCGACTTCTCCATGAAGTTGATGTATCGGTCTACTGTCTCCGCCCATGTCTCCCTACGCCCCTCACCATCAAGGTAACGAGCGTAGCGAGACTTATGGATAAATGATTGGTAGTCGTTCATTCAGAGACTTCACGATACATGGCGACACCATCTGTGACGGCCTCGTAGAACTGGTCTACGGGCATCTCATCGCCACAGAGTTGGTCTACTGCTTGCATTGTATCGTCAACCAAGTTACGGATGAGCATCAGAATTCGGACACTGCTGCCTGCGTCTCTGATGAGATCAACCGACCTCTCTTGCGCCCAGTCCCAGTCCTTCTGGAGTTTGTCGCACTCCTCACAATGCTCAGGGTCGTCCTTCTTGAACTCTTCCATGCTGATTACTTCTGCCATGATCTTCTCCTGTAGTAGTGGATGCCCCGTTGAAGGTTGTAGCGATTACACGGGGCCACATAATCGCATCCCCACCACAGGGAGTTACTTTGTCCCGCCGTAATTGGCAGGCTCGTCAGGTTCTGTTACCAGCACTTCATGGTAGGAGCCGTCTTCCTCCTGCCACGCGTGGTACTTCCTCTCTACCAGTTCTCTACGGACTATGGTAGTCGGCTTATCCTTGGTACCAACCTCCCAAACTCTGGGAGTCATGCCCATGTTCCCCTTGAATGGTTGAAGAATCTCCTCCATCAGGGAGACGGGGTTATCAATTCTAGACAGTGGTCTTGCCATTCTCTCTCCTCGTTAGTTTGATTAAGTCATCAAAGTCGAGTAAAGCATACACTCGGGAACTGTTCTTCTCACCTATCGCAACAACTGGGGTTTGGTGGGGTTTTGAACCCTCCCTTGCTTGCTCATACCAATCCTTCAGGTACTGACTCAGCTTTGTCCGGTACTTGCATTCTATACCAAAAGTCGGATGCTGTACATCTAATTCGGTTTCTTTGTCGGCCACGCTTACTCGATGCCCTCCGCACCTCTCTGCTACGCGCCTCTCAAACCGCTTCCAGTTCTTATCCATAAGGCTTGTCCGGCACCTGCGTGTAGTTTTTCGGGTCTTTCCTCCATGTGCTTGACCTCATCCCTTCCCATTTGCGATACATCTGGCAAGTGTAGCCTGTCCTACAGAAGTCTTCATGCTTGCAATCATTACACGGGGCGCTGCGTCCTTGCTCCATGAAGATGTTGTAGCTTTCTGTAGACATACTCATAGTTCAGACCACTGATCTGGATGATACCAGTTCCAGTCCCTATCGTCAATAAAGTGCGTCACCAGAGGAGAAATCTTTCCTCGATCTGCTGCGAGGTAGCCCATCCGGCTATCAGCTAAGATGACCACAGCGGTAATCTCCTCCCCACTCTCCTTGTTCTTCAGCCTAACCGTTTGGCCTCGCTTTCTCACGAATCTAACTCTTCGTCATCGAGCAGCAGCTTCTCCGCCTTCTGGTTCTGTGCTAGCAGGTTCATGCTTGCCTGATCCATCCATAGTTCGAGATCACATTCAGCCATATCCCAGTGCCTAGCTTTTGACACACTAAAGGTAACGTCAGCTTCGTCAGGGTCTTCGTTATAGGTACGCTGGACGAGCAGCACGTTATCTACGCGGTCTGTTAGCTCCCCTGCGCCCCTGATGCTGAAGCGATCTAGCTTGTCACGTATGGAGAATGACTTACGCGCATGGGCAACCAGAATAATGTGGCATTCGAGGTCACGCACCAAGTCGGCAATACGGCACACCACATCCTTCTGCGCGGAGTAGTCATCATTCTTTATCCCTGAGATTGTCATCAGGGAATCCACCATGATTAGGTCCGTGCCAAAGTTATCTATGGAGTATCGTATCCCTGCTTCGAGGGTATCCATATCCATAGAGCCTTCCTTGTCAAAGAAGTACAGCTTGTCCTTACACCATGCGTTGAACAGGAGTCCAAAATCTAGGTTGGGAGTCATCTCTGTGGAGGATTGTCGCCAGAGGCGGATTAACTGGGAGCGGGGGGACATCTCTAGGGAGACTGAAAGCACCTTTGCCCCTTGAGTCATCGCCACCAAGGCTATCTGGCCTAATACGAGCGACTTGCCTGATGAGTTGATGCCTCCAAGCAGCGTGCATTCGCCAGCCCTTAGCCTGAACTTATCTTCGAGGGTGGGCCAAGGCATTTTATAGCCAGTCTTCTCGTCCCCAAGGATGTAGTAATCGAGTACATCTTTGGTGAACTCGTTGGCTGCCCTGATGGAGTGTTCTGACTCAATCTTTAGGTAAGGCGCTAGGATTTCAGCGGTGAGGTTATCCATCAATCCGGTCCCGCTTTTCTAGTTCACTCGCAATCGTGCCTAGGACAACGGCAGCGTCATCGAACTCCTCCAAAGCCATACGCATTGATTCGGCTACGTCTTCGTACCCTAGATAGTTGTCCGGCGCGTCCTCAATAATCCTGAGGAGGTAGGTGACCTCACTCTCTATCTTTCTTAGCGCTTCTTTTCCTCTTTTGTCTAGCGTCTCTGAAGACCCAGTAGTCAGAATCTTCGAGAGATAAGGCGTTCCCGTAGCTGTCACGTTTAATTCTCCCATGTGGTTTCCAGTACTGATCCCCCCATACGTTGGAGGTTGCTTTAGGGTCAACGTACACATAGTTCCAATTCACATGTGCATACCCTCGACTGCCAGCGTACTCTCCTGAATGCGGTTTGTCAAGCCTTGTCTGGGGCTGGGAGCGGCTGGTGGTGAAGCGTTTCATTACTTGCTCTAGGGGTACCCTAGGTTGGTCCCTTAAACCGTCCTCACCATGCATACCCTGAACGTCGAGGTAAACCTTCCAGCACTTGGCTAAGGCAGTCTGCTTCTCATATTCCGTCACGCCAAGTCGGTGGACGCTGTCTATGGCTGAGGTTATCCTGTTGAGCATGCTTTCCCGGTCAAACCAGCCAGTCTTCTTTCGACTGGTCACAGCTTCCTTCTTGATGTTCCTCACCACAGTAATTATTTTCTCTAATCTCTCCTGTCTTCTTGACACAGACCCTCCTTGTATGCTTATAATTGTTTATGCGCTTTTGGCATTACTTTTTCGGGGTCAATCTATTACTGATAATGCTCATTGTAATACTGTTACTCCTAGAGTAATATTAGCATTCTCTTATATAGATATACCTTATAAATCAACCACTTGTCTCTAAAACCTTAGATAAGTAGAGACTGAAAATACAGAGCGTGGACTGTAGAAGAACTGGGATGGCAGAACCCGCAATCCACAAAGCCTGCTACTTGATTAGGCGCTATGACAGGGGGCGCTACTAAAACGTGGGTTAAGTGATATTTCTAAAATCCATGCTACTGCATGCCACGACAGTATAATTCAAGTACCATAGGTTTCACAAGACAGGCCCATATATCACTATGCCCTGTCAAAAAGACAGTTATGCTTTTTTACACAGTTGAATTAACCGTCCTTATGAAAGAGGAGTTGTAGACGTTATTGGAACACAGCCAATCTTCTGTCCTCTTGAGGGAATGCACAGTAGTAGACGGGTATAGGACACACAGTGGATAGTGATGGAAGACACAGACCGCAAGCACAGGCGTGCTAGACGCCGACAGAGGAATCTAGTTCAAAAGAATTTGAAACTGCGCGGGCATAAGCACGTGCCTGCTACTAAATACGATAGAAAATCGAATAAAAGGGTTATTGACGCCGGACTAGATATCGCGGATAATTAGCACTCTACACCACAATTGGAGTGCAGCATGGCAGTACATGTTTCTACCATGTCGGGAAAACTCAAGGGTATTCCGGCTATCAATACCAATACGCTATCAAATAGCTTTTGTCAGATGATGGCGCTATCTGGTAAAGCTAACGTGATCTGTTCGGGCGGCGGCGATAAACCTGACTGTTATTCGTGGCGTATGTTGACGGGCAGTAGAAAAAACTGCGTTGATAAGTTTCAACAGAACACCGTTACACTGTCCACAGGCTACGTTGCGTGGACAGATTTACCAGTGTTTAACGCGTTATGGGTTAGGTTTCACGGCCACGGCGAACTAGAAAACCTTGTACATATGGTTAACTTTCACGCCATAGCGAAGAAAAACCCAAAAACCACGTTTGGACTGTGGACTAAGCGCCGCGACATTATCAGGCAATACCATAACGCCTACATACAGCCCAATAACTTGATTCTGATTTACTCTAATCCGTTAACGGATATCGTGCGCGAATCAGTCCCGCAGGGGTTTGATAAGGTGTTTAATGCCACAGGTCACAGTAGCGACTTGGAAAATTGCACAGGGCGCGTTTGCACAGAGTGTCTTGACTGTTATCACAGGGACGGAAATTCAGTTATAGTAGAACGCGTTAAGATTCGAAATTAAAAATATAACCAAATTCTAATATTCGAGAATGGGAATATTATAATTTACTTATATACGCGTATTACTATATTAGAATATTCTAATATTCGAAATTAAAAAATAGCCCCGGCCATATTTCAGACCGGGGCCAAACGGAGGATTGCCAGTCTACTAAATGGCGCGGACTGGCACGCGCCTATGTGTTAGGTGAAAAATAGAATTGTAAATAATACGACTACGCCAAAAACTAACCACGGCATTATGCTGCAAGCCGCATGGCGATATTGTACGCGCTATTGATGATTCGGTCGCGACCGCCGCCCGGCATCATTTGGCGGCTATTGCGTTCCGTTACCGCTGCAATGCCACCACGATTCGCCGTTAGGTGGTTAGCCCAGAATGTTACCGCGTGAAAGGCCTTGTGCAGCCCGACGCGTTCACTCTGACCGTTACCGTGTTGCCAGCAATCCTTGAGCGAATCCAGGTCACGATTAAACGCAGCCCAATGTGAAGATTCTTTTCCGTCATCGTTGCGTTTCGGAATGTCATCAACGCTATCGACTTTGCCGCCGTACCGCGTCGCGGACATGGTCAATAGAACGCGTTCGAAATATTGCGTAGCGTCTAACGTGGTCACGTAGTGATTCGCCATCAATTCGGCTTGTCTTTTAACGTGTCCAAAATCAAACGTTAGCTGTGACGCTAGATACTCGACTACGCCGTCAACATCAACGGTGCTTTTATGTGAGTAACGCAAGTCTGCTTTAGCGTTCGATAACCACGTGGCGTAGGCGTTCGCGCATTTTGGTAATGCGGACTGTTGACCGATGATCATTGATCCGTCTAGACCATCACGAATCAG